GTTTGCAACAAGATAGTCCTTCATGGAGAAGGATGTGCCCTTTAGAATCCATTCATCAATAGCACCATTTGCCTCTGCGATATGAACAGAAGACTTGTCCACGACAGGAACAACGACTGCTGCCTGTTCTTGTTTCTTCTCTTCCACTACCTCTTTGTACTTGGTAAACAAAGTAGTGATGTCGTTACCAATACGCGTTACATGTTCTTGAGATACGTAATCGCCACGCATAATGGCATGACCCAGCATACCAATGCTGCGAAGCTCAAAATCAGATGCCTTGTTTACTAGTGGCGCCTTCTTCTTGTCGATTGTGGACACGTAGTCAACAGCCCACTTCCGTAGGACCTTGCTGTCGGTGTTCTTGTTGTGATAATTTGTGTAGTTCAAAAGATCATTAGTGTAGGTCTTTTGTCGTAGAGTGGGATCTTGCCCACGCTGCCGAGATACAAATTCACGACGATCTTCTGATGTAGCTTTACGTGCCATTCACTTCTCCAAAACGTAGGGCTTGTCCCACTTGCCGATGTTTACATCAACGTACCAACCAACGTTAAAGTAATCAGATTGAATGTCGCTGTGATCATGATTACCGCGGTTCATTGCCATCATGATCTCAGACAGAAATTTTAACGCAGTACCATCAAAGTGATCATGATACCAATACGGGTTGACCTGAATGTCTTTATCTGCTTTGGCTACGCGACTACCAACCGGGTCGCGCAACGTGCCAACCGAGTTGTAATTGCCAATGAAGTCGATCTTTCCTGCCTTGATGTTCAGGACAAGTGTTGAATGATTACGAACCGACAAAGAACCCTTCACGCCATACTTAGCGCAAATCTTCTTCACAACCGGAGCAATCGCTGCCTTCTTGTCTTGATTCATATATGCCATGATGTATTACCTCAATTCCTACTGTAAATACAGTATAACAGAACTAGAATTAAATGTCAATCACATCGTCCAGTACAGATCACTGGACGGATCGCAACACCTTGGGGTGTCACGGTGAATTTTGACCTCTTTTCCGGTCATTAAATTCACAACCGTCTTGTAGGTTGGGTGGCATTCAAACCTCCAGCCCTTGGTTGCGGGGTACAACTCGTAGAGATCATTACATTCGCGGCGCATACCCTCTTCGGTACGCCCCTCCCAAACTGTAGTAGAAAAAAGTCGTTCGCCATCATTATAGCGACGATCCTTTCGGTAGATGTATAGGGTATAGTCTTGGCGCATGATCAACTCCTTACTGTGTGCAGTAGATCTAACGTCAAACGAAATCCTTGCGATTGTGGCGTTCACGCGCCGAAGATGCAAACTGACTGATATTGCCGCACTTGTCTTCCCAGCGAAGCAGGCTACGAGCAGTCCATCCAATGTCGCTGCGATTCTCGCACACAGCCTCTTGGTTAACTACACCGTTGAGGAACACACGAACATGGAAACGACCGTTGATGTTGCGAACGGTTACTTCGTGCTCACACTCGCCTACGATGCATCGCTGGATTTGGATCAGTTGATTGTAGCGTTCCATTTCGTTAACTCCTTTTCTTACTGTACCTACAGTATAAACGAAGTTAGATTTAATGTCAAACCCAGATTTCAGTGGCAGGATACTGTATATCCTAACAGTACACCACGAAAGTCGTGGTAAGGATGGCTCAAGCACACGCGACCACGGTGACGTGGCAGGGGAGCAGGGTACAGTATAATGGGTTCCTGTTGCTGAATTACAACAGGGGGTTGCACAATAACCCTTGGTTCAGGTCGGGTATCGCCACGACTCTGGGAGACGATAATGCCTCCAATAACCGCACCCAAGAGAGCTGCTTGTTCTCGGTCTCCCCAGGCAAAGGAAGAACTAGCGACCGTTGCAGCCACTAAACCCACAAGCAACTTCTTCATACTGACTCCTTATTTGTTAATACCAGTATACTATTTATTAGATTTAATGTCAACCAAATTTTCGTACAGTAGCACGCCAATAGAGTTCATATGTGCCAGACTCGCAAGACTTAGCATAGGCTTTGGCTTCAGATTCTGTAGTAAAAATTTTGGTTTCCTCAGGACAACTGCGCTGACCCCAACCTGCCTCGTATTCGGTTACGATGACTTCGTAAAGGGGCCCAACAACCATTACTTCCGACATTTCGTTAACTCCTTTTCTTACTGTACCTACAGTATAAACGAATTTAGATTTAATGTCAACCCATAGGTCCGGTGACAGTTTCGTAGAGTTCCTGGAACTCATCTTGCTCTTCTTTTTCCTTGGAAAACGACTGCTTGTGGTAGACCTTGATCATCTTGCTAAGCGTCTTCTTGGGAATGGAATGGTCCTCATTCAACTTCTTGATGATTTCCTTGATTAGGTCCTTCTCTGCTTCGATACGAGTGAGCGAACCAGATGCCTCGCCCATTGCGTCACGAATCTTCTTCTTTACTGCTGGATCATTTAGACTCATTGCTAACTCCTGTAATTGAATCCCACCTAAAACTACGCCACTCTTGCTTGTCTAGGTCAAAGACAGCGAGCGAGGTGGTTGGAACAGAGCGGGTACTCGCCTCTTTTGCTGGTTTGTCCGTTGAGGGGATGGCAGAGTCAGCAAGGGTACAGCGCATTGTTCGCTGGGTTCCGTCTTTTTTGGTAAAACTAACAAGCAAAGTTTCATGCCTCAAACATTTCCTAAGTGATTGTTGGTCATCTTCAAGTGTGTAATCCATAATGTACTCCTATTGAACACGTTCATTGTAGTATGAACCCGCTACCTAGTCAACAACGTTTCTATAGAATCTTTTACTCTAACTTCGCTTTCAATAAACAGGGTGCTTTCTTTGCTTTCTTCGACTGTCGGTGCGGGTGGTGTTTCCTCAACCTTTTGAGCAGGCGGCGTGAGTTCTTGTTTGGGTAATTCTTCTCTAGGTTCTGGTTCTTTCTTCTTCATTGCTTGTGCAACTGCAATGAACATTAGAACCGCGAGGGGGTCGAAGGTAAAGACAATCAACAGAATTAGAATTCTTACTGCCTTGTCTAGTGACTCTTTGTTGTTTGCATCATCGTATATCAATGAAGCAACATACTTTATGGGTCCAACCTCTGCTTCTACCTTGCGTATTTCTGCAGCAAAGGGCGCTCGTTCTTCGTTGAGCTGAGATAACTTTTTCTGTTCAACTTCAATTTCCTGAAGTAGTCTGGTACGTTCCTTGGCTTGGCTTCTACGTATAGACACAGCTTTATCGGCACCCGTTTCCGAAGAGCTTCTAGCCATAACCTGGTCAACTGCCTCATCAAGCTGCTTTAGTGCTTTGCGATTGACATCAATGTTCTCCCTAGAGACTTTAATCTTCTCGTCTATTATTTCTACTTTTGCAGACACGTTGCCCGATACAAGATTCTGTTCAAGATATGCTTTTGAAAGGAATCCAAAGATACCCGCACTTGTGATTAGCATTATTACAGCAATGGCAACCACAAAGTAGGTACGTAAAAGAATAGGCGTCTCTTTCCAGTTTCGCTTTAGCCAGGTGGCGGTTACAATCTTTGCAACCTCCAGAGTAGACCCCATAATGGCAATAGGTATCTGTGCAGCAGCAAAGATTGCCATAAGACCCACTATAGAGTAATAGGCGGCAACAGATGATAGTGCAACTGCTGTTGCAAGTAGAATGTAAGTCATAGCTTTACGTGTGTTTGGTGTATGCGACAATGAATTTGTCTGTTGTAGAACAGAGCTGGATTTTCTAATACACGGTTATCAATCTGTTCTCTAAGCTCAAGGTAAGACATCATTCCCTTGTTCTTACAGTAATAAAGGATGACTCTCTTGAAGCAAGAGGCGCCAAACTTTTCAACATCTTTTTTCAACTCATCTGACGAACCGTAGTATTCTCTCCAATCTGATTCTACCTTAGACCTTTTCTTCTTTCCCTTTATTGTTTTTGTTTTCGAGAAGTAAAACGTCTTCTTACCAAAATATCTTCTACCGTCTACCGTGTTTGTTATGCAATAGACAAACCCCACAATTCCTTCGGGTATTTCCGTGACTTCTGACTCATTGTGTAACCAAGTCATTCGAAGTCTGTGTCCAGCTCTTCTTCAGACACATTGTACTCTTCGGAGATGTCACCGCCGCAGGCGGGACAATAGGAAATGTCTGCTTTACCAAACATTCCCTCTTTGTATGTTAGTGTTCCCTCAAACCCACAAGATTCGCACTCTATTGTTCTTTTAGCCATAAAAATACCCGAGTTGTTCTCGGGTATTTATGCCTACTCTATTTTGCCCAAACTTCTTCCCAGGTACCCGTTAGCGCTCCTTTAGAATAGTCGGTAACTCTTTGCTCGAAAAAATTCGTGTGTGTAGTACCCAACATTCCGTCTACCCATGGCAATGGGTTCTTCTTTACCTTGAAG